CGTCGATCTTCGGTGAAGTCGTCCCAATGCGTGTTCGGACCCATGGTGCTCTCCTGTTGCAGCAAGGCCACGCGGCGGGCTGACGCGACGTGGCGTCACCTTCGACTTTCTCACGCTCCAAATAGCGTGCGTTCTTCTGAGGCCAGATGCAGGCGCTCCACGACAAAGTCAGGCGAATTGGATTGCAAGTCAATGGCGCTCCAAATCCCGGCGCCGGCGAGGGGCGCGGGGATGATCCCGAATTGCGCGCCTCGGGTCAGCTCGAAATCGACGCTTTCGGTTCCGCCGGGGATGCCGCCGCCGCCGCTCGTCACGCTTCCGGTCATTGAGACGCCGAGGCCGGAAACGTCGGCGATTTCGGCGTAGAGCCGTTTGGCGTTCTTGATGGTGAGCGCCGATTGCTGCTTGCTCGCCGCGCCGCGCAGCTGCTTGGTCGACAGCCGCTTAATGAGGGTCTGGCTCGGCTGGGCGAACAGTTGAAACAGACTTTGGCCGTCCGTCCCGTAGGGGATGAGGGTGCTGTCCTGTTCGTAGGAGCCGATTTGGGTCAGCTCTATGTCTTGGCTGGCGACCGACCAGAACTCGTTGCCCTTGGTCGGATGGAACATGAGCAACAGCGAGCGCGTGACGCCGAATGGGTCGGTGAACCGTCCATTGGCGAGCATGACGCGGAAGCCGAACATGGTCGCCGGGGCGAAGGTCGGCAGATAGTCCGACGTGTCGAGGGTGTTCCAAATGTTGGTCACTTTGTCGCTGATCGGCACGCTCTCGCCGCCTTGCAGGATCGAGATGCCAGCGCCGGTGAACGTGGTGAAATATCGGCCGAGCCGTCCGCACGGGCGGGGGAAGCGCTGGCCGACTTGCGGATCGACGTTGAAATAGTTGAAGTCGGTCGTGAGCGGGTCGGCGATCTGGCCCGGCGTGCCAATGAGAGTGACGTTGTTGATCGCGTCAACCGAGCTGTCGCCGAACAGGTAGAGGTATCCGGCCGATGCTTGAATGTCGTTGAACGAGTAGACGAGCCGGTCGCCGAAATAGCCGAACGATCCGCCGCCGTTGGCGGTCGAGAAGTCAGCGCCGTTCGAGGGCGCGGAGAACGCCACGACATCCTTGCCGATGACCCAAAGGCGGGAGCTGTAAACCTCCATGCCATAGATGCCGGGCAGTCCGTTCGGCATGTCGGGGATTGGCGCGGTCGGGTCTGTCTCGGCGAGGTCGGTGAGCCAATCGGGGGCGGGCTCGCCGGGCGACGACAGGGTGGTTCCGTCCCACGCATAGAGGCCGCCCGGTCCGCCGCCGGATGTCGTGAACGCTGGGGAGCCGAACAGGACGCCGCCTTGCTGGCCGACGGTCGAGCCGACGAAGGCCGGGCGCCAGACTTTCGCGGCGGCCCAATATTGCGGGGCTACCGCGTACCAAATCGGGCCTTGAGAACGGAGGCCAGTCGTAGCGCCCGAATTAAGATCAACCTCGTCAATAGTGCCATCAGATAGAAACATCCAACCCATGGCACCTGGAGGAGGAGCACCAAACTGAGGCGTTTCATTGCCGTAGAAGCCAAAAAAGATGCGAAGAATGGTCGTGCCGGCAGGGGCTGTGTAAATGGGAGCAGACGGTCCCCAGCATGTACGAAGATTTCCGGGGCCGAGCGCGAAGAAGTTTTCATTCCACCATTCCTCTTGATCGTCGATCGAGCCGCGCCGGGATTGTTGGTTCAAGCCCTTCCATTGCTCGATTGAGACGAGGTCAAAAGGATTATCAGATTGGATCGGCATATGTCAATCCCTGTGGTTGACAGTCTACCCTAATCGGGCTGCCGATCGTCGGGGTCTTGCGGGTCTTTCAACCGCCCTCGCGCCACCTTTCCGCGCGCCTTTTTCGCCAGCTCGCCGGCGACCGCTTGCTCGCCGACGGCGCTCGCCGTGTCGGCCGCCTCGCCCGGCGCCCAAAAGCCGGTGCCGCCGGTCGGCGGATTGAGCGCCTTGTCTACGGCGTCCTCGCCCCACGCCTGTCCTCGGGTGCGATCGACTTCGGCGGTCGGCGACGGGGCGGTCGCCCGCCCGACGGCTTGATTGCCCCACGCTTGGGCGCGCGGATCACGCGCGCCCTGAAACGCTTCGCTGTTGACATCCTGCGGCGTCGGCTTGGCCAGCTCGCTTTGGACCGCGCCCCTGCCATAGTTCTGAGCGCGAAGGGCAGGCGCCGCCGCCGCAACTGCGTCGGCCGTGCTGCCGGCGGGCGCGGGAGCTGGGGCGGGCATGGTCGGCGCGGGCGCGCCCATGGTCGGTTCGATCCGGTTGTTCACGCCATACGGATCTTCGGCAAGCAACCACGAGCGCACCATTTTGTGCAGGGCGTTGCCGTGGTGAGGGTCGATGTTCGACATCATGCGCTCCGCATCGTTCCGGTCGCGTAGGCGTTCTGGATCATCTGCGGGCAAACGACCGCCGCGCACATCGGCAAGTCATCGTTGAACATCGCCGCCATCGCTTGCGCGTCGTCCTTGCGCTGCTGTTGGGTGAGCGCCAGAACGGCGGCCCAATAGCTCACGGCGTCGACCCACGGATAGGGGATCGTCTCAATGTCGCCGTCGGTCAGCAACGGCTTGGGGATGATGGTCAAGTCAACTTCCATCGGCGAGGCGATCGACGGGATTGGCGCGAGGTAGAGCGCGGCCATCGGGCCGACGCCATATTGTGCGTACCAGCCCGGCTGGCTGATCGTGCCATAGAAGGTTCCGCCGTAAATTCGGAAGCGGGCTTGGAAGTCGGTCCACACGATCCGCTTCCAAAGCGGCTTCCATGTTCCGGCTTGGATCGACCAGATGCCGTCGGCGTCCTCGGTCCATTGGCCGCCGATGCCGATGGCGAGCGAGCGGCAGGCGAGGATTGATTGCGCCTGCGGACAGACTTGTTGGACGAGCGAGTTCCATTCCGAGAACGGATAGACCTCGCGGCTCGGCTTGGTTTGCAGGCCGGGCGGGATGAGGCGGATGCAGCCTGAGACGGCGGCGATGCGGCGGCGCGATCGGTTGATGAACGACGTGAGCTGCGGGACCGTGAAGAATTGCCCCTGAGTGTCGTTCAGGTGGCTTTGCACTTCGCTGACGTAAGATGCGAGCATGAGGGCATCTTACCGCTTTCGCTTCGGCTTGGCCTTGGTTCGATGGCGCACGGGCGCGGCGAGGGCGGCGGGCAGGGTGTCGGGCTCGTCTAGCGCGGCCGGGATGGTGACGGTGTTCGTGTTCGTCACGGTCGACGTGCCTGCGGTGTTGGTCGCGGAGACGGCGCAATAAGCCGTCTCGCCCTCATGCCCGGCGTAAGGCCATGACGAAGTGGTCGCGCCGCTGACCGCCGTCCCGCCCGCGAACCACTGATAATTCAGGGTGTACATCGGCGAGGCGGGGGTCCAGTTGCCGCCCGTGCAAAGCAGGATGGTTCCGCTGACTTGGGCCTGCGGCGGCGTGGTGTTGGACGGGACGGCGGGCGGCGCTTCGATGATCGGCCCGACGGTCAGGGCGTCCATGCTCGCTTCGCCGTTGCTGTCGGTCGCCGTGACGTTGCCGCCGATCTGCGCGCCCACGTCGGCGGACGTGAGGACATAGCCGGGTGAAGTTGCGCCTGCGATCGGCGAGCCGTTGCGCGTCCAATTGCGGGCGTAAGTGATGGTCCCGCCGGTTCCGGTCCATGTCCCGGTTGTCAGCGCCAGCGTCGAACCGACTTGAAGATCGGTGACAATTTGGACGACGGGTCGCACGGTGTTGACGGGCGGCGGCTCGGGATTGGGGCTTGGGTTCCACGGCAGTTGCGGGATGGTGGCGACGGCCGACGGCACGATTGGCGGCGGGGTCTGGCCGGGCGTGTTCGGCGGCGCCACTTGGCCATAGTTGAAAATGTTGGCGAACACGATCGGCGGCGAGGGCGGCGTGGTCGTGAAGTCGGGAAAGAGGCTCGCCGGGACGGTCGCCGAGCCGGGCGGGACGAATTGCGGCTGGACGACGCCGGGGATCGAGGGCGGGACGGCGGCCGGCGCGATCGCCGGGCCGACCAGCGGGCCGACGGGGACCGGGACGGGCGCGGTGTCTGGCGTGACCGGGGGAAATACCGGCACGCCCTCCGGGTCGCCGATCGGCGGCGGCGGAATGATCGGCGAGCCGGTAATGTCGATCGGCGTCGCCGGCGAGGTCGCGCTGCCGCTCTCGAACACGGGCTGGGGGATGCCGGCGATCGACGGCGGGACCGGGGCGGTTTGGATTGGAGGCGCGCCGTTGCTCATACCGAATACGCCTGCGTTATGGTCGCGCAGCCGCTTCCGGTGATGACGACGTTCTGCCCGTCGGCGAGGACGAGCCCGGACGAGGCGGCCGGGACAAGGGTGGAGCTGGGGGCCGGAACATAATCCCAGCCGAACCAATTCGGCGGCCGGCGGCCGACGCTTGAGCGCAGCGGCGGAAACGTGTCGCCGGTGGCGCGCTGCCACTCGCGGAAGTCCTCTTGCGCTTGGTTCCACGGCAAAAAGCGCTTGGGTGGACAACCGGCGGGGACCGAGCCCGAAAGTAGTCCAGTGCCGGGCGTCCGGGCCGGATTGGAGTTGAGCGCCGGCGGATAGAACATGACGACTTGGTTCGAGGCGGTGGCGACGATCCACGCGCCTTTCGGGATCACGAAACCGTTACCGCAAATCCCGACTTGGCGCGGCCTTCCGAACGGCGACAGCGCGGCGCCGGGCGATCCGGGGGGCCATGCGCTGACCGGGAGCATTAGAAATCCGCGCCTCCGGTTATCCCTTGGATTTGCATTCCGGTCGACGGCTTAGAGCATACGAGGTTGAGCGCAGTAAGCGACAATCCAACGGAGGCAATTTGTCCTTGAGGAATTGTTGAATACCAGCCGGTCCATGCAAAGTTAGCGTCCTCATGGACAACCAACGTGATATATTTGGAATTAAAGCCGAAGGCGGTTCCCTGCGGACAATTCAAGTCGAAAAAGATCGGCGTATCGCCAAGCAGCAAGCCTCGGAAGCCGGAATTGACCGGATCGTCCTTGCCCCAGCGGCTTGACGGGTCATTGTTGTAGCGCTCGACGGCCATGAAGTCGGTCAGGAGGGTTGTCCAGTCCTCGACCGATGTCACCATGAAGTCCAACGCTTCGCCGCCGGAGTTCTTCACCGCCGCGAGCATGTTGGGGATGAAGGCGGCGCGGGTCAGGATGTCGCCGGCGGTCGGGACGACGAGGGCTTGCCAATCCGGGTAAGTGACCCGGCTTAACCCGCCATAGGTCGGCGCGGTGGTGGCGTTGCCGTAGGCGTCCTGTAGCGAGAACATTTGCAGGACGTTCGCGCCGATCGGCGGTCCGAACAGCGACGTGGTGAGCGCCGACAAGCTCGAATTTTTCAGATCGTTGAGCTTGAGCATGAGCCGCGAGGCGACGGCGATGGCGTCTTGCGTGACGAGCTGTTCGAGGCCGAGCGAGCTGACCGGCGTCGCCAAGCAGCACATGTTGAACTCGGCGTTGACGGTCGCGGCCACGTCCTGCGGCAAGTTGAACTGGCCCGCCGGCCCGATCCATGAGCTTTCGACATATTGCCCGGTTTGCACGGGCTGGGTGTAGGGCGAGACGCCGCCGCTGGCCCGGATGGCGTTCCGGAGGAGGAGGGCGAGGAGCGGGTTTTGTTTGTAGATTAGAATGACGACCATTTGCGCGAACACTCGTCGCACGGTCGCTTGCAGCTCCAGCCCGATCGGTCCCGCCGGGATGATGCCTGCGCCAAGCAGAGGCATGGGTTTTATCTCCCTCGGGCGCTCGCCTCGTCACGGTGGATTGCGCCTAGAATTTCCTTTCGTCCCCACGCTTCCGGGTCTTTGGCTATTTCAGCGAAGTTCGGGGCGCTCTCGTGGTGCCAGAACTGGCTGTCATAGGTCGGGCTTGATGTCTGCGGGTTCTTGCTTGCCCTGTATTCGGCCGCCACTTCGTGATCGGCGACGGCTTTTTCGTGCATCCATTTTTCGAGGTCGGCCATGGCTTCGTCCGTGAAGCCGTATTGCTTTTTGACCTTGGCGCGGCTGGCGTTCCACGCGTCGCGGTCGGCCTTGGCGGCGGCGTCGGCCGCCTCTTTCGCCTTGGCTTGGTCGGCTGCGCTCAACCGCGCCTCGACCCTGTTTTCAAGGTCGTAGTCGGGGATCGCAAGGTTGGGGTATTTCCGTTTGATGAGCGCCTTGGCTTCCTTGTTGAGCACCGGGTCGTTGTAGATGCTCTCGACAAAGTCGGCGGTCATCCGCTTGTTTTGGAGGAAATTATATTCTTCGTCCGTGACGGTGCGCGGCATCATGCCCTCGGTAGGAATGGGGCGGGACATCTAGCCTCAACACGGCTCGCCCGCCCCGACCGTTGCTCTCTCGCTTGGTCGTTCGTCAATTGTTGTTCGTCTTGCCTGTCACCGAAGGCTGCAACGGCACGCCTCCCTCGGGCTTAGGCACGACCTTGGGGATTGCGCCCCACTCGCTCACTTCGGACTGAGTGTCCACCTGCAAAATGGTGCGCGGCGGCGTCTCCGGGGGCGACGTGATCGGCGGATCGTAAGAACGATTTTGCGCCATGGTTTTGCCCTTTCCTTCCCAAAGCTAGGTTAGACTGTCAACCTATACACATTACACTGCGGCGAGCCGCCGCACCCGCTTGCGGGCGGATGCTCCCCACGCCATGAAGCCGAAGCCGATGATGAGCATGGCCCAAGTCGAAGGCTCGGGGACCGCGCTGCTCGCCGTCACCGTGCCGTCGATCGCCAGATGGATTGGCGAAGAACCGCTCGTGCCGGTCACTTCGGCGAAGAACGTGCCCGCGCCAAGGATGTCGGGGCCGGTCGTCGCGTCCTGGCCGCCGGCCGAGTTGATGAACGGCGAGCTGGAAATCAGCGTTCCGGCCGGGATGAACAGCGGGCCGGGACCGATCGAGGTCTGAGCGTTGAGCGACAAGACGCCGCCGACGATCCGCTCGTCGCCGATGCCGCTGTCGCTGATCGAGGCGGTCACGGTTTCCGTGGTCGGCAAGGTGAACTCGAAAAATTCAGAGAAGCCGATCCCCGAACCGGGCGCGTCCTCGGCTGGCAGCGCGAGGCTTTCGTTGAAGATCGAGCCCACGTCCTCGACGCTGATCTGCGTCGCGGCGGCGCTCGGCAAGACGGCGGCGGCGAAAAACGCCGCGGCTAAAATAATTCTCATTGCATGACCCCTTCTGCCGCACGAACCCGATTTCGGTTGGCTATAGTAGGTCGTAGCACGGTGTTTAACTCCCCGGCAAAGGCGTTGAAGGCATCGGCGCGCCGCCAGCTCCGCCGCCGCCAGCCTGCCCGCCCTGTCCGCCCTGCCCTTGACTGCCGAGTATTTTTTGCAAGAGCGCGCTTTGAATGGTGCGCTTGAGCTGGTCGCCGATCATCGTTTTTTGGATGCCGACGGCCGGTCCCATGCCGCCCGCCCCGCCGAGATGGCGCGAGAGTTGGCTAATCGTGCGGAACACGTCGGAGTGGAGCTTGCTGCCCGGCTGCAATCCAAGCCCCGCCTGCTTGAGCGTTTGGATGGCTTGGATGATGAGGTTCATGCTGTCGGCTTGATTGCCGGGTCCGGGCGCCGAGACTTGCGCGCCCATTTTCGAGCGGGCGAAGGCGGCCAAGTCGCCGCCGGGTCCGCTCGGGCCGCCCTGCATTGGCGCGCTGTCGCCGGGCGGTTGACCCGGCGGGCCGCCAGTGGGAGGGGCGGGAGCGCCGCCGGGCGGGCCGGATTGGCCCATCTCGGGATCGTCGTCGCTTGGATCGCCGTTCGCCATGTTCTAAAACCCGGAGGCCGCCCCGTTTGGGCTGGGGGCTTTGAAACGGGGCGGTCATCCCGAGCCGCCGCCCTCGGGGGGTATTGAGGGCCGGGACGGCGGGAAGCTAGACTTTTAGTGCTTCGTCTGTCCAGCGCCGCCCTTGGGTTTGCGCGAGCCGGCGCCGCCGCCGATGCCGAGCACGCCTTTCATCAGCTCCTCGGTTTTTTCCTCTTTCGCCTGCGCGGCTTGGGCCTTCTGCCGCTGTTTCAGGCGCGCGAGCAAAAGCTCGGCGCCGGGCGGATGGAGCATGTGTATCAAATCTTCGGCGTCGATCGCGCCCGCTCTAGCGAGCGCAATAGCCACTTGGCGATTGTCCTCCGCGAAGGCTGGCGACGCCGAGTGGCTGTCCACTTGGACTTGGAAGTTTTCGGGGAGCTGAGAGAGGAGAAATTCGATTTTGGTGTCGGCGGTTGTGTAGATGAGGGCGTCCATGGCTTGCATGATGCGGAGCGCCAGCCACCCACAATCCGCGAGCTGCCTTTCGAGCGCGGCGGCTTGTTTGATGAGGTGGGGGGACGAAGTTCGCACCAGAGTTTGAGCGTGGACGCCAGCCCGGACGCCCGGCTCTCCTGATCCTGACATGATCGGACTAAAGCCGCTTGCTTCATCAAACAATTTGAAAATAAATTCGAGTTCTTCGAGGTAATTCTCCGGCGGCGGGTCCAGTAGTTTCGTGGCCTTTGCGTTAGGGTTTGGATCGTTAATAAAACCTCCCTCGTTGACAATCTTAAAGTATTGTTCCTCGGTAACGGAGCTAAACCCGGAAAAGACTTGAGGGGCGTTGACATTGCGGTCCCACATTACCTTGATGTCGCGCATCCGCTTGTTCAGCATGTCCTGCAACATCTGAACGTCGGCGATCATCGAGCGGCCCCAGAAATAGCCTGGCGTCGGCTGGCCTTGGACCTTGACGAAGCTCGATTTGCCGGGGACGCGCGACAGGTTGCGCCGGGTGTCGTCGCCCTCAATGATGATCGGGTCGGCGCCATAGATGACTTGAACCGTCGTCCAGTCCTCGTCGCGGTCGCGGTCCTTGATCCAGATTTCGCAGTGCTTGACGGTGGGCGCGAAGCCGCGTTGCGGCTTCCATGGCGTCGGAACGGGAAAGACGTTGACGATGCCCGCAGCGCTACTAGGAGCGTCGCCAACGTCGCCCAACGGTTGCAGGCCGCCTACAACCATTTGGTGAAAATAGGTCGGCTCCTCCTCGTCGCGCGTGGTCGCCGGCACGTCCTCAAGCTGATCCATGATTTCTTGGTAGCGA